AATGAATTCGCAATATTAGGCGCATTATCCTCAAGCAATTTCATAAAATCAACAATGCCTTGAGCGATCCCTTTTAAGAAATTAGGAATGAGATCTATGAAAGTTTTAAATAGTGCTTGTATTGCGGAGATACCCATGGCGCTGACAGTGGCTAGCATGCCTATCCCAGTAGCAAAGGCTAACATACCTACACCTATGGCGGCAAAAGACAACCCTAACAGTGCAATAACAGCGGCTAGACCGGCAAGAATCGGAACACTAGGCCCTAAAGCAGCACTAGCAACTGCTAAAACTAAAAATACACCAGCTAATCCTACTAATCCGGCAACTAGAACCTGCCAAGGCATTAGACCTAGAGACCATAAGACTGGCATTAGAAAGTTTAATGCAATGGCAATAAGCACTAGTGCGCCTGCTCCAGGTATGGCTTTAGTCATGTTTTGAGTTGCTACATATAGGATCCCCAACATCATAGCTAATGCTCCAAGTCCTATTGCTAACTTACCAGGGTCCATGAAGGATAGTGCAATAATTGGAGGAACTAATATAGCTACGGATAGAGCAATTAAGGCTATACCTTGTGCGATGGCTAACAGCTTCGTAGGTTCACCTAAAAATTTAACAAAGCCCCAAAGCATGGCTAAAATCGTGCCTAAGCCCCAAAGACCTTGGACCATAGCCATTGGGTCTAATTTGGCTAGCACTTCGACTGCTTTTGCCAGCACAATAACCCCAATGGCAATAAGAGCAAAGCCCTGCCCCATAGATAGATCGATTTTCTCAAACTTAGAGTATTTCATAAACAATGTAAGCCCTGCAATGATAGCCGCAAGAGCACCAAGGCCTTGTGCTATCACAGTTGGGTTTAAATTTCCCAAGATTACAACGCTCTTAGCCAGCTTATTAATTGCGTATGCAAATATGATTAGCGAAGCAGCAGCGAAAATCATCTCCTTCCCTAAACCCTCTTTTCCATCAGCACTTATTACTTTTTGAAATTCCTTAACCGCAATAAGTAGTGACGTGATTAGAATAAGAACTGCCGCCATTCCTTGAGCTATCTGCGTGGGGTTTAACTTCCCTAGTCTTGCGACAGCGGCTGAGAGTATTAATAAACCAATGGCTAATAGTGTCATAGCGCCAGCAGCAGCTACAACTGCTGGAAAGTCTTTAGACTTAATTTTCGCATACTCCTTCATTGTTGCTACCATTCCTGCTCCTAAAGCAGCAACAGTAGTCAAAGCCTGCGCTAGTTTTACTGGATCGATGAATGACAGCACTACAATTGCGGCTACTAATATGGCAAGAGCATACGCTAATTTAAGTATAGCTCCAGCATCGATGCTGTTCTGCCAAGACTTAAATACGCCGCCAATAGATTCTAAAATCTCATCAATTCTTCCTTTTTTAACGGTTGTAAGGTTCTTTATGAACTTATTGATATTCCAAACCATAGCCGCTCCAATGCCAGTAGTTAATATGGCGAAGAAGGTCTTGTAATTAAACCCGGTAAATACCTCATTTAGGTTCTTACCTAGGGACTTAAGCGCATCTTTTGCCCCATCCGCAAGCACCCCGAATAGGGGCATAGCTTTTTTAACAGCATCACATACTTTTCCAAAAACAGTTTTAAGAAATTCTCCAATTTTTGCAAACGGCGTCAATGAGCTTTGTAGTCTCTTTCCGAAGCCACCATTGGATAGATCGGATTCTAAATCACGGAAACCTTGCGACACTCCTCCGAGCTTTTCTGATACTGTAGAGGAGAATGCTCCTAAACCTGTAGACCCTTCGTCGGTAAATTCTTTTAATTTCTTTGCTACTGGGCCTAATTTTTCTTTGATTTTATCGCTTAATTCTGTTACAGACTTAGTTACGGATGAAGACGCAGACTCTAGCTTCTTAAAACCTTCCATAATTTTATCAGCCGGAACAAAACTAAATGCTTCGATAAAGGCTATCTTAAATGCTTCACCAAATAGCTTGATGTCTTTAACAATTGGAGAAATTTTCTCTCTTAGGAAACCAAAAAGATCCTTTAGCATATCCCCAAGAGGCAAAAGGAATTCCCCTATTGCATCGATAGTCTTTCCGAAGAAGTCTGTAGCTTTAATCGCGTCACGAACACCTAAAATAAAGTCTCCGATGTTCCCTGTAAAGCTTAGGAACCCGTCCGTAGCAGGCATAAGGTACTTGACTACCTTTTTTATCCCGTCAAATAGGGCCGAGAAAGCCATTACCACGATGTCTATGCCCGCAAATAGCCCTTTGAACGTCCGTTTAAGATTGACAGTGCTTTCTTCTCCCATTTTGAAGTAATCGACTAGGGCCTTAAAAGCCGTTGTAATGTTAAATAGTTGCTCCGAAGTAGCTGGCGGGAAAATCTCGTTAAATGCATCACTAATCGTGGTTATAACGGCCATCATGTTTTCCCAAGCAGCACTAACCGCTTCGAGTAACACCGTACGACCACCTAAAAGCTTCCATCCAGCAAGTAATTCGTTTCTAACATCACCAGCTGCGGCAAATACCTCCCAGAGAACCCCTGCAAAGTCTGTCCATAAAACTACAGCTTCTTCATAATCGCCAAAGATTAACTCAGACGTGATTAACCACTTAGTACTTACCGCATCTTTGGTCGCGTTTATAGCATCTGTTAAAGTCTTTGCTTCTTGAGCTGCTCTAAAGGACTTTTCGCCAATGGACTTAAACCCTTCACCTTTTGACATCGCCTTCATAGCTTCGGAAGCGCTTACACCCATCTTTTTAGAATAGGCATAGACCTCATCAGCGAACTTACCATAGGTGTCTAAGGTTTTAAGCAGGACTTTCTTATTAAACCACCCCATGTTTAGAGTAGTTTCAAAGTTCGCAGCTGTAATTTTAACGCCTTTATACTTCCCAGCTTTGCTAAGTACGCCTAAAGCCTGAGCTGTAGCAATGGCTGTTTCTTTAAACTCTTTTGTAGCCATGTTGGCATTCTGAATGGATGTCCAGTCCTTCATCTTTACAGCACCTGCGCCTAAAGCCTGCGACATGTTATACATCGCATTACTCGCTACTGATGCATTCTGTCCAGATACCGCAGCCCAAGTGGCAATACCCTGCATAGCTGTTACAGCGGTGTTTAACTCTACACCCTGTGCTGTGAATTTACCAACATTACTAACCATATCAGTAAAGCTATAGCTAGTTTCATCCGAGAACCACAATAATCGCTCAAGCTCTTTATTTACTTCTTTAAGAGGGAGATTAGTGGCACTTATGATCGTTTTTACAGCTGTAGTTTTTTGCTCATATTTTGCCCAACCAGCTTTAATTGGGTCTACGGTTAAGGAGGATACTAATCTTTTACCTGCATTAACTGCTGCATTTGTAAGATTGGAAAGGGTAGTAATACCAATAATACCCATAGACGAAAAAGCATCAGATATGGACTTAACCCCTTCAGCTATGCCGCCTAATGAAAAACGTTTACCTGCATCTGAAAGACCCTGCAAACTTTTTGTAGCCTCTGTAAAATTAAGACTCTTTTTTAGACGCTCAATAGTATTTAGACTCTCTTTGACACCGCTTTCAAACTGCCGGTTATCAAACACCATTCTTACAATATTCTGGTCGATGTTGCTCACGTTATGGTTTTACCTCCTTCCATATCTCTTTAGCCATGCTTTCAAATATAGGCACTAATGCTGGATTAATATAGTCCACTCCCTGCACAAAATGCCCTCCTGGAAGCCCATGGCCATACTGCAATAATATGGCAATTGGCAAGCCCTCATGAACGTGGGAATTGGTCCATGTGATTACCATGTAATTTTTAGAGTTAGTAATCTTATAGTCCCAGGACTCAGATGTTAGGCCTGAATCTTTAGGAGTTGCCGCAGATAAAGCAGCAACCCCTTCTCGGCCATATTTGTTAAGTATTCGCTTATGATCTGAGTTAAGTAATCTTTTAAAAAACCCTTCGGTCTTCTTAAACTCACCTATTTGGGCAAAGTTAATCATAAGCTGCCCTCCTCTATTTTAGAATGCTGTTTACCCTTGTCTGCACGAGCTTATAGTCGTAACCAGCAGCAATGAGCGCTGATTTTCTAGCCGTTCCGCTTCCCCATTTGCCGTCAATAACTTCTCTAGCAACTTGATCGATGGATTTTCGTGGTTTTGCGGGAGCTAAAATTTGGTTTACTCTCTTCTGAACTTCTTCTGGGTTGTACCCAGCTTTTGTAAGCCAAAGTTTTCGAACACCTCCTGAACTCCACTTACCTGCAATTACTTCCCTAGCAATTTGGTCAATTGTTTTAGGAGGAACTACAACTTTTTTGGTAAGGAGGTCGTTGACTTTCCTTTGGACGTCCGCATAATTATAACCTGCGGTGGTAAGTGAAGCTTTTCTTGTTGCTCCTGCTCCCCATTGGCCGTTAATTACCTCTTTGGCGACCTGATCAATGGGTTTAAGTGCATCAACAAATACGGTATCAAACTCGATCGGCAAATATATAAACCCTTGGAAGGTATATAGAGTTCCGATATTATACGGGGGCTTAATTGTACGCATATAGAAGTTACTTCCTAAATAGCTACTATTAGAAGTAACAATCGTTCCGTCCATATAGACCTGCTCGACAATAGACACATGGCCTGCTCCGTCACTGCTATCGCCGGCTTGGCCTTTTCGCCAGCAAGCAACAGCACCGAGAAGAGGCACGTTGCCCCGTTTATACCCATCAGCTTTTACCCACCAGTTTTCGGCATTTCCTCTACTCAACAAAGGAGCATAGCCTAAAAGTTCAAGCCATCGACCCCAAGCATACCCTACACAGTTTGGAAGCACTGAGCTTTCTTTAATCAGAATGCAGGGGTTTAACCCTCCCTTTGACGTGTGCATCCAATTTCTATCTTTAGAGGTTGGAGCCACCAATCTAGAAGAATATACATTAGCCATTGTTAAAATACCTCGATTTCTTCTGATAGGGTCTCGAATTCGATATCGAAAGATGTCTGCAACTCTTCGTCTAAGCCTTTGAGTTCCTCATTCATTTTAAGTTATCCTTTCGTGTTTAGTGCTTTTTTTCGAGCAGCGTTCAAATCTCTATTCCTAGCTATTAGTTCTCTCTGAGACATCTTCTTCTGAGGAGAATTTTTAATCCCACAGACTTTTACTAAGGCTATTAGCCGATTTAAATGCCACTTCTGGCACTCCATAGGAATATTAGCGGCTATCATCCAGTAATAGAGCACCTCAGAGGTGATGACCTCTTTATTCGCTTGGCCTTTATTCTCTATGTAGAAGACCGTTGCTGTCATAGGGGCCTCTATATAGGCAGAGACCTGATCCATAACACTTTTAGGTATGCTCCTATAAACGTTTGGGTCTACATTTTGGGTGAGTGTCATGCACCGAACATAGTCCAACGACTCTTCATGCGTCTTTGGGTCTTTGCTGATAAATGGTTTTAGCCATTTCGACTCCCATTTTGACAGCGACACCAAAGAGTGCTCCAACTGCAAAGTCTGTTCGTGAACGTAGATAAAACTAGTCGTTTCAGGAACGTAATACTCCGAAGCAGGTATAGTTACGGTAATCATGGCCCACTCTTGCTTAAGAGCCGGTCAGATGATCGCTAGGTTTCGGTCCGGGTTGGGGCATAATCCCATTAACGAAGGCTACCGCTGCATCAGCATTGGTTGCTAATTCCATAAATAGCTCCACATATGCTTCAGATTGGCTAAATGCATCTCTGATTTCTTGTGACTTAATGAACCGCTTTCCATCTGCAGACTTAACTCCGCAAGACTTTAAAATAATTTCTTTAAAAAGCTCTACGATCTTCTTGGAATCTTCCTCGGCGACGAGACGCTCAATTAGTTTTTGAAGCCCGCCTCTTTCGCTTGTCTCCATTTCCAAAAGTTCAGCTTTATTAAGATTAAAGTAGCAGTCCTCTGATCTTTCTACCCCTTCATAATCCGTATACTTAATTGTTTTTTTCAACATGGTGGTTAAACTCCTTTCAATAGTTTTTCACATTTGTAAATTTAATAAGGAAAAAGCCCCCTAATAGTATAGAGGGCTTTTGAGACTAGTGGATTACTAAACTGCCGAGATCAATGCAATAACTGCATCCGGAAGAGGTAAAGCGGCCGGAGTGGCTTCTTTTCCATAAAGAAGTTCTTCCAGAGCGGTCATCTTCAAGGCATCAACCTTAGTAGAATCGATGACTAAAGACGCAGAAGGTTTCAAACCGGTTACAGGAACCGGAGTGGTCGTGATCGCCCAGCTAAAGGTGATCGCTTCCGGCGTTTCATTAATCGTGCTGTGCGGTTTTTCCGAAGGCGCAGCCAAAGCCCCATAGATAAGATGGAGTTTATAGCCATAGTCGACACCGTCAATGTCGTTGCCGATCTTGGTACGATAGCAAAGACCGAACGGTTTGCGGGTTTGCTGTTGAACAATTACACCCGGCGTAGGCTCTGCAGACCCATCACAGACTGCAAATTCATCCGGATAGGTATAGGCTTCGATCGTGGCACTGAATTGTTCGGCAGAGACCATGTTCAAATACTTGATATTATCGGCAAATAGCGGTGTCGCTTCAGCGCCAGACGGGCTTTCTGTGACGGCCGTTAAGCCATTCCAAGGTACACCTGCGGGATACCCGCCATTAGCGGCTTGGGGATACAGTACCCCATGGTCAACGCCAGTTTCATATAATCTACTTCCAGATTCATCCCAAACAATTGCTGGACACATTATTGTGCTCCTCCTTTTTTAAATATAAATACTATACACATCGTGATTCAGGTTGTTTGACGTAAAATGCCTGTCAAACGAGCATAAAGGGAGCGAAGCTAGTTTATCGGGGACTAAGCTATCGGGATTGCTATCGATTACAGTTACCATATAGCGTTTTTTACTCATATATAGTTTATCGTCTGCAAAATTAGCTTTTACTCCCGATCTAGAGTACACAATACATGGATAAACCATTGAAATGGATGCGGGGGGTTGAAAATATACATGTGTAGATCCCAATACAGAGATGAGTACATTATGCAGCTCCCCCCTATCCATTATATGGCTCCCGGATCGATAAAATAATCCTAGGTGGCTGAATATCAATAGAGTTTACCTTCCATTTAATCCCCAGCCACACCACATATCTTATAGCCATTAGCGCCCCGTCTGCAAAGGGGTCCGACACAACACTTACAATGTTGTTCACCACCACATTGTCATTAAGCTTTTCTCCCTGCTGAAGTCGTCTGGTGTCACGATTAATTTCTCCGTAATAGTGCTTTTCGGTGATGACGTCGGTCCAAACACCAGGAGAAGTTTCTTGTTGTTGAACAAAACCTAGTAACCCATAAAACTTAGCCATAGTGGGTACTCCTTTCTAAAATATTATGCAGTAGGAGCTAATTGTTCGAAGACTAAGGCGGATTTCGGGATGGTCAACGCGCCAGAAATGCGGGTTTCGATCAAATACTTGTATTGGTTGACGTCAATGTCGAAGTCGTCAAACAAACTGATCGCTCCGCCTTTATCCGCACCAACAGAGTAGTCTTTGAGATTAACCATGATGCCAAGCAACGTAAGATTCTTTTCATCCGGAGCAACGCCCGTAGTGCGGGTGAGGTTAGACATCGGCGGAACTTCTACGATATCTTTGCACATGAGAGCTGCGGCGAGATCGGTCTTGGTAGAATATAAACGGCGGCCCATCTTATCTCTCAGGAGGAGCAACTTGGAAAGCATTTGAGTAGTCGTAAAGAAGGTCGGGGTGCCAGAGCCTTTATAGTGCTCACGAGCCAAGATCATATCATCCATAACATCTTCCAACGGTCTCGGAGCAACAGTGGTTCCACCAGAGATCTCTACGTGGTGAGCATACAGATCGTCATCCAAGTAAATGGAACGGACGTTCTCTTGTTTGATCTTGTCTTCGCTGAGGGCCGATCTTCCATCCCCAACAATGATCGCGCGGGCTGCTTCTTCGTCAAGCAAAAGGCGCATTTCAGCTTTCATGAACGATATGACATCGAAATCCGTGATGTCAAGAACATCATCACGATCCAGCTTTTGTTTCTTATAGATCGTTTGCGGACCGGTGATGCGGCGGAGCAGAGAAAATACTTCTTCAACTTTAACTCCGGCTTTGACGTAGCCTTTCGCACGTGCTTCATCAGCAGTAAGATCGGCAGCGAGGCTCTTGATGCGGGTGAACGG